TAAATTTGGACTGGTCTTCCCAAAAATTGTCCAAGATCTACATTTTGTGAATTGTCAACTTTTAAGTATGACATATCATGTGGTATCGAAGTTATAACATCGTCTTGTTCATCGATAAAACCAACATTACCTTCCTGAATGGTAGTTGCTGTATCTGAAGCTGACATATCAACACCAGACTGAGGTTGTAGATTGTTCATAGTACAATCTACTAAAACTATATCTTCATCATAACAACAATTGCTATTAAACATAAATGATACTGCATTTTTAGGAAACGCAGACAAAACCTTTAAAATTGGAAAATTTCCCATAACGTCATGAACAAATAGTCCCACGCCTTTATCACCTATGGGTAAACTTACTATCATAGGTCTCAGTCTACACACCCATACTACGTTGTTTTGTATGGACGATCTATTATGTGCAAACATCCGCGTGGACACAAGCGCTTCGCTTGTGAGTTTGATATTTTTTAATTGTCAATGGAGCAAGGACGATATGCTCCATTTATTTTGAGAGTCTAAAAATAAATAAAAATTTCTCTTGGTCTTTAAGACCGTTTTCGTTTCAATCAATTCCCCCGGCGGTATACCGTTATTGTGTTTATAATTAAATACACACAATCCACTTTGGGGAGCAAAACACTCTTCATAAGAAAAGCATTTACTTGAACTCTTCATATATCGTATAACTAAATCATCATAAGTTGGGAATGTATCTTTATTTACATAATCATCCCATCCTAATTTAGTAATAAGCGATACTAACATAGGTCGTTTATTCTCAAACACCTCTTTTCCATAGAAAAAATATTCTTGTAATGCTGTACAAATTACAGACACTCCTTGATATTCTTCAGTAACTGCTTTAGATTTTACCCAAACCATAAGCATTTTTTCTATAGAATCATGATCTAAAGGACCTAATCTACATTTCATATCATTATCATATCTCCATGTGCGTTTCAAAAATGATGCATTATCAATATGTATGAATGGTACACTCTCTGCTTCTTTATCTGCCATAGTATAAATAATACCTATATCAGCAAATGTTTTAGCAATAGACGTATGGTTGAACCAATTGCACTCTTTGTGTACCGACATAATATTATCATCACCATATGTCATTAACGCAACTTTATCTCCAAATGATAAAACTTCAGCATTGGGATTCTGCAAATAATAATTATATCTCATTCGCAATGAATTTACAATACTGTTTAAAATAACAGTTAAAGGATTTCCAGATGGATTGGAGCCAAATAATTGTATCAAATCACCATTAAAATCCACTATAGCAAAAGCTGTATCTTCAGCTATACCTTGTATGACTTTGATATCATCTTCAGTATAGTTTCCTGATAATCTACAAAAATGTATTATCAC